TTGTCGCCTGGTCACGGGCCCACCCGCCCAAATCTTCATCCAGGCTGCTGGCGACGATGTCTAAGATTCGGTTTAAAATTGGCTTCAGCGCCTCGACATCGCGCGCCTGCTCAATTTCTTCCCGCAGCTGCAATACTGTCGCCTTCTGTTGTTCAAGCGTTTGCATTTTACTCTCTAAATCTTCTCTAGACGGTAGCCATCAATACCGACGCAGTTAGATTAATTCCGGTTCGCCGCTCTGGGGGCCTCGAGGCGGCGTTTCTCTTCTCGCGCGGAGGCTTTAGCTCGCAGTGGCTGCATGAGGGACATTTCAATTGCCATTAGCAACCATATAAATCCGTTTTTCACAGCGAAACCTCAACCTCGGCATAATTGGTGATTGGTCGTCCCTACCGCCTCCGAGAGCGAAAGGCAATCGACCCAGAACCTAAACTAGAGATGGCGGGAGAGGGAGGTCAAAGACCAGGGTACTCTCAGCCGAGTCCCGCAGGCCCTTATATGAGGCATGCCGCAGCTTCCCGCCATGCGTCCAGGCGCGGTATTCGATCTCGGCAATCAAAATGGGCTTGATTCAGACAAGATCCTTGCGCCGAAGTTCACCTCGCAGGCCTTACAACTCAAACCAAAATGGCTTAGGCAAGCGCGGCGAGCGTCTTGACTGCGTCGTAAGCGTTCACCAAGACAGACGACACGGCTCCCTCTAAAGGTAGTTGACGACTAAGGACAGCGCCCCGAACACGCCGAGGTATACCGGGGTCCTAGGGCCTGGCAGCAGGTAGTCGATCGCTTGAAGCAGGCTGGAACGACGGTCACCTCGTCAGCATTCCCCCTGTCGAGCCGAAAAGCTACGCGTAAAGCGATCGATGGAAACGATCGAGCAAATGAACGCCATCATCAAGGATGAGATCGCCGCCCCATGTGGGCTTAAATACGTCGATCTCTTCGGGAAGGTGACGATCAATGGTCAAGCCACCCCCGGGTCCACGACGGACGGCATTCACTTCACGGCGGATTCGTACCGCGTTGAGTACTGGTTGCTGGACGACGCGCTCCGTCACCAGATCGCAGTGACCGGCAAGCCCTGTCAGTAATATCCCTCCCGCAGCGAAAGCGGGACTGACCTCTTCCACAAACTGGAGTCCTCATGCGCCTTGTAAAGCACAAGCGCCGCGTACTCACGCGGTCGCTATCGATGTGGTGCGTCTATGCCGCCGGCTTTCTGGAGGTCGTCCGTACATCGTCCCGTATCTGGACGGCTGGATACCGAAATGGCTGTCCATCCTCTTCCTAGCGGCATCTCCGATCGCTCGCCTCATTCACCAGCCGGCCCTCAAGGAAAATGACAATGACAGGTAGGATGAAAAAGGGCAGTGCGGTTGCCGCGGCTGCTGTGGCACTCGTCGGCAGCTTCGAGGGGCTGCGTCAGAATGCCTATCCGGATCCGGCCACAAAGGGGCCGCCCTGGACGATCTGTTATGGCAGCACCAATGGGGTGAAGCCCGGGGATCGCAGGACGGTGGAGCAGTGCAAGGCGCTGCTGTCGCTGGAGCTTCAGACCTATGCGGGCGGCATCGAAAGCTGTGTCAGCGTGCCCTTGCCGGATGCGCGTTTCGTGGCGCTGACCTCGTTCGCTTACAATGTCGGCGTCAAGGCGGCCTGCGGTTCGAGCGCGGTCCGGCTGATCAATCAGGGCAGGACGGCCGAGGGGTGCGAGGCGCTATTGAAGTGGAACCGCGCCGCCGGCATCACCTTTCCCGGCCTGACGCGTCGCCGGCAGAAGGAACGCGCCTTCTGCCTGGAGGGCGTCTGATGTTCGGCCTTCTCGATACGCTGAAGATGGCCGCCGGCATCGCCGCCGGGCTCCTCCTCTATCACCTCTATGCCGTCGCGATCGGCTATCCCTCCGCAGAGCGCCAGGCGCGCGCCGGTTATGTCGTGCTGGCCGAGAAGGCGGCGGCCGAAGCCAAGGCGGACGAGATGGAGCGCCAGCGCGATGCGGCGGCCCACGCCGGCGAAGAGCATCGCAAGCGCCTGGAGGCGGCCAAGGCCGCCGAGCAGGCCGCCAGAGACACATTGGAAAACGAGATCCGATCCTATGAACTCGAGCTTTCAGAAAAGAACCGCACTTGCGCTGTCACTGCTGCTGATCGTCAGTGGCTGCTCCGCCACTGAGCGCCTGAACCAGGCGGCGGTTGCCAAGGGGAGGGCGGCGGCCGGCCTCGTGCTGCCGCCGCTGCCCGACGATCTCAGAAGGCAGGAAGCGCATGCGCCCGTGCGCGAAGGCGAGCCGTTGATCGCGATCCTCGCCCGTGAGCGCCAGGCGCTCGACCGCGCCAATGCCCGCCAGGGGCGCACAGTCGAATTCTATGATGACCTCACCAGCCGATACGGAACACGCCGATGATGAATGCCATTTCGCTTGCCCTTGCCAATCCGCTGCTGAGCGGGACGGGCGGCAATGCGGGAGATCCCGACCGCTACATGTTCTTTGCCACCCGCAACCGCATGCCGTCGGGCGGCATCGTCACCGCCGGGACGAATTATGTCTGCAGCAAGATCGTCGTTTGCACGCCGCAATATAAGACGCGGACCTTCCGCTTTCACCTCTCCGGCTTCGCCTCGACGGAGGGTGGAAACTCGCCGCAGGAAACTGTCGTCACCGGCACGATCGGCGCGCCCGGCAATTCGGTCATCGCCGATGCCATGTTCATCCGCGTCGCCGGCATCTTCTATCAGTGCACATTCGCCGGCGCGAACACGGTGACGGTCGCCGACCAGACGAACGGCGCCTGGACGGACGAATTGACCATTGCCGACGTCGCGCCGGAAAGCGAAATGGAAATCTGGCTGTTTTATCACACGGCCGTCGGCGACAAGATCTGGCCGGTCTACCGCATCCAGAAGCATCGCGGCGAACGTGTCTGGGGTGCGAGCGATCTCGACACGCTGCTTGCCTTCAAGGACACGCCGCTCGCCGACAGCACCGCCGCCCTCGATACGAGCTATGGCCTGCAGGCGCAGCCGCAATATTGGGGAGCCGATTTCATGGTCGCCAAGGGCGATTGGGACGGAAGGCCGGTCGCCCTCGGTTTCGTCGACAGTATCGGCGAGGCGCGCCAGGAATATTCCTCCACCGCCGACAGCCGCGGCAATCTCGGCTGGTTTCGTCGCTGGCTCGACAAGGACGGTGGCGCCGGACGAATTCCGCATTGCCTGATCGGCATGCCCGGTGCCGGATCGGTGCGCGAATACACCGGATCCGGCTCGTCGATCGCAACCCGGCGAAGGGATATCATCCGCGAGATCAAGGCCTTCAACGGCAACAAACTGCCCTTCACCGTCATCGCCAACCAGATGGGGCAGAACGACACCTCGACATCGTACAGCACCTGGTTCAACACGAACTATCGGTCGCTGGTCAACCGCATCCGCGCCGAATATGCCGGCGTCAAGATCGTCGCGTTCCCTCCGCTCGGCCGCACGACCGTCACCAAGTCCGCAACGCTGACGTCGGTGGGAACGACGGTCACGGCAACCCATTCCACTGCGACGGGCGGACTTGTGACAGGGCAGACAGTCACGATCTCCGGTTCAGCTCAGGCGGAATACAATGGCAACGTCGTGGTGACGGTATTGAGCCCGACGCAGTTTACCTATCAGTTCGCCGGCTCGGCCACCTCTCCGGCGACAGGATCAATCATTGTCAATGATTTGGGCATGCGGGCCGCCTGGCAGTCTTACGGCGCAAACAACATTTACCCTTCCGACGGAACCGACGCTTCCGGTAAATGGCGTCTGCGTGACGACATTCTCGCCGGGACTTCGGCCTGCTGCGATGACGCAATTGATACCTACGCAGCCTGGGCCTCGACTGAGAAAGCCGGCGCCTGGCCCGGCATGCTGGAGCTTCCGAATACGACAATCGCCGTGCAGGCCGGAACGGATGGTGTCACCGCCTACAACCAGATCACCGTCGTGGACGCGAGCATTTTCAGGCCTGAGCAGCAGCTGCATTTTTACGCCGGTCCGGAGGGCGTCGTTCGTCTCAGCACCCAGACCATCGCCGGCATTTCGGGCAATGTGATCACCTATATGGGATCCAGCGCCGTCATTCTGCCGGTGGGCTCCATCGTTCGCCCGGCCCCATCCGTCGGCGAACTCTCGCCGCTATCCCTTGTTCACCCGCAACCCATCATGATCGACCGCATCGCGAGCGGGATTCCGCAATCCGAAAAGCTGAAATTCAATTCATAACAGGGTGCCGATATGACATCGAATGACGATATCCTGCGCGCCCTCGGGCGCGTGGAGGGCCGGCTGACCGGCATCGAGGAAAATGTCGCACTGCTGCGCCAGGAGATGAGCGACGAAAAAGCCAATGCTCATGATGGAAGGGCGGTGATCCACAAGCGCCTCGACGAGCAGGTAAGGCAGATCTCCCATCTCGATACGAGAGTGGCGATCGGCAGCGGCGCCGATGCGCAGTTCCGCGCCGAGATCGCAACGCTCAAGGAAACCGTCGAGAAGAACCAGGAGACGGTCGGGCCGGCGCTCGAGGAGTGGAAACGAATGAAATCGATCGGCTACGGGATCTCGGGGCTGATCGCCTTTGCGGGACTGACGACCGGCGGGATTGTCGCCTATGCGAGCGATGGCGCGGTGGCGGCGCTCAGGCATTGGTTGAAGATTAGCTGAGCAGAATCATAAATCTTTTCTAGGAATCCAGCATGTGGCGGAAACATTTCCAAGTAAACGCAGCAAAGCGCCAGCCGCCCGGTTTGATATATTGCTACAGCCGAAGCTCAACCAGCATATCGAAATTTTAGCATTCTCTAACGAACCAAACCGCCGTCTGTTTGTTATCCTTTTCAGGAGGAAACAGACATGAAGAGCATGAACAATCGCCAAGTTCGCATTCCCGGTCCGCGGGAGCATGATGTCGCGGAGCATTGCCGCAAGTTTGGCATTGGGCCGGCGGAGGAGAAGAAGCTGAAGAAGCTGCTCGGGTCTCACGCGCCGTTGCACGAGATCCAGGCCAATGCGCCGCCGCGCCAGCCGAAATGGCGGTGA